AAGGGATTTCGGAGGTTAAAAATGGCAATCGGCACAGCGATGGCGTTACTCATAGGATCAGCAATCGCCGGGGCGGCAGCAGTTGGGTCGACGGCGATAGCGACAGGTGGTAAAGACAAAGGCGGCGAGGGCCCCGCGGCTCCTACTGCTTCCGCGGCATCCGACGTTGGTAACGTCGGCGATGTCGGAAGTCTGGAAAGCCAAGCGGCTGCTCGCCGACTCGCGCGCATGAGCAAGTATTTCACGACTCCGACCGGAGTTATGGGCGGCGAAACGGGCAGTTCGGGCGTGTTTTAGCATGATCGACGTATCGCTCATCAAAAAAGAATTTTCCTCAGTCAAGGCCCGTCGCGCTCCGTGGGAAAATGTTTGGGAGTTGATCGCCCGATATATTTTCCAGCGCAAGCAAGGTTTCACAACGATTTCCGCACCAGGCGATTTCTACACTCACGAAGACGTCCTCGACAACACCGCAGGTCAAGCCCATCAGACCATGGTTTCGTCTCTCGATGGCGCGCTTTGGAAAAACGGCGGACGCACTTTCCGAATCCACAAACCCCGACAAGCGCGGGATACCGAAGAAATAAAAAAGTTTTACCGCGAATGTAATTTCCGAATCCAATCGCAAATGGAACACGAGAACGCCGGGTGGGGAACCGCGCGGCAAGAAGCGTTGTCGGAGGGAACAGCCTTCGGCACCGACGCGATCGGAGTTTTCAAAGCCCGCCCGGGGCAGAAGCACAAAGTCGAGTATCGCGCGATGCCCCTTAAAAACCTTTACGTCGTAGAAGATGCTCGTGGCAGAGTCATCAAGGAGTTCTACGAGTACGAGTACGACGCGTTTCAGCTTGTGGACGAGTACGGCGACGCCGCGAAAACGGACAAAGTAAAAGCCGCGCTCGAAACAAATAATCGCGATACCAAATTCAAGACCCTCTGGCTCGTTCGTCCGAATGAGTCAAAAGACCAAATCAAAATGTCCTACGAGTCGATCCACATTTTGTGCGATGACGATTTAGTTTTGCGTCACAGCGGATTCTCTGGTAACAGCATCATCGTGTCCCGTTTTTACAAAAACGAGGGGGAAGAATACGGGCGTTCGCCGGGTTACAACGCTCTCTCCCCGACGATCGAACTGAACGGCGTCGTGGAGATCATCACGCAGGGCGGGGAACTGACCGCTCTCCCGTCGTGGTATGTTTTGGACGATGGCACTTTTGGAAATGGGACCATTGACCGGTCGCCTGGTGGGGTCATCCCCATCGACGTAACATCCTCCCGGATCACAGGGATGGCACCGATCGGTCAGATCGGGGCGGTGGGGTCTTTGATGCCCCTTCTGAAACTCATGGAGATGCTCGTGCAGGAAATCAAAATGCACTTCCTGAACGACAAACTTACGGATCTCAACAACACGACTCGCATGACACTCGGCGAGGCCCAGATCCGAAACGAACTCCGGGCGGATAACACAGGCGCGATTTTCTCGCGGCAGTTGGACGAAAAGTTCACTCCTGTGATTCGGCGCACGATCGCGATTTTGGAGGAAGAGGGCGAACTCGGGGTCGAACCCGGATCGGAGATGTACGCGCAACTCGTGGCTGCGGGGATTGAGCCGCTTGTGATTCCGGAAGAGTTGCTGATATTGCGGGAACAGGGAGTCGAGATCTACCCGATCGAATATATTTCTCCCGCGGCGAGGATTTTGCGCTCAGAAGAAATTCGCGGACTCATGAGTCTTTGGCAGTTCGCGGCGACCTTTTCTGCCGCCGCACCCGAGCTCATGCTTTGGCTCAACAAACGAAAAACTATGCCGCTTGTGAAGGAGCTCTATGGCGCTCCGGATGACTCGATCGTTTCTGAGGAAGAGTTTGAGGTTGCGTACGAGGACTACAAAAAACAGATGGCACAACAGCAGCAAATTCAAGCCGCGGCGCTTGCTGCTGAGATCGCGAAAAACACAGCCGCGGCCAACCAACAAAATGCCCAAGCATCCGCCACAAGAAGCGGACAAAACGGCCTGATTAACGGCGGCGGCGCTGGACCGCAGGAGATGATTCTATGAGCGAAAAAACACCGGAAGAAATAGCAAAAGAGATGGGGGAAAAAGAATCCGCACGCGCGCGGGCGAGGCAGATCATCGAGGAAGCGCGTATCGCGATCAACGCGGCGAAAGAAAACAAGAACGTCGAAATTCTGCTTCGGTACTTGATGCGGGTTTCGGGGTTTCACCAGAAGCCCGTGGTGGTCGGCGCGGATGGTGATGTGAAAGTCAACTCCACCCTTTTCAACTCAGGGCGCGAAGCGCTCTATCACGACATACGGGCCTTGATGTCCGTCGAAACCAAAAACATCATCGAGAGGAGTGAATAAAATGCTCACGAAAATTTTTCCGTTCATGAAAGTGTTTTTCTCATTTGCAGATGGGGATGGTGCGCCTCCGCCCGCAACGCCGCCCGCGACCCCTCCGGCGACGATCACTGCCGAGTCTCTCGGCGCGCTTCAAGGCGACGGCTTTCGAGCAATCCTTCCGAAAGAGTTTGCGGCGAAACCGTACATGAAAGACGTGAACACGTTTGGCGACTTCGTGAAGAAATTCGACGGAGCGCAAACGTTGTTGGGGCAAAGAACTACGCCGGATGATAAAGCAACACCCGAGCAGTGGAAAGAGTTTCATGCAAAGACCGCGCCGAAAACCGCAGACGAGTATAAGCTCCCGACCGCAGTGGACGGACTCGATCCAGAGTTTGTGAAAAAAGCAGGGGAAGCAAAATGGATCAAGCCGCTTTTTCACGCAGCCCAGATCAGCCCGTACCAGGCGAATATTCTGTACCCCGAATTTCTGAAGATGATAAAAGCTGCGGAATCGGCGGAGAAAAAATCGTCCGACGAAGCGTTCGCGAAACTTTCGTCCGACGTTTTCAAAGACCAGAAAGACACCATCGTCACGAACGCGAAGAAGTTTATGGCCACGCACATCCCCGCCGAAATGCAGCCGATGCTCGATTCGCTCGACGAGAAACAGCTCACGCTTCTGATCGCGATGACGGATGGCATGGCGAAAAAGTTTACGGGCGAAGATCCGTTCCGCGGGATTGGCGGCGGCGCGCCCGGTGGTGGGGAAAACAAAGATCAACTCGTCGCGCAAATGCAGGCGATCCAGCGCGATCCGTGCTACTCGGACCCGTTCAAAGACCGTCCGAAACACGCCGAACTTCAAGCGAAAATGGAAGTGATTCGCGGGAAGCTGAAAAAACTTCAAGCAGGGAGTTGACATCAGTACGCCTTTGTGGTATTAGTGTCGCGATTAAAAGCATTTAACTTTCCAGAGACATTCGAGTAATCGTCCGGGTTTCCCGGGGACCGACGAAAAAATATCTGGGTCAACCAAAAGAAAGGATGTCAGTCATGAGTTGGGATACAGTGCAAATCACTGAGTTCAACGCCGCTCTTGATGTGCAAGAGCAGCAAATGACGTCCCGCCTTTTGCCGCTTGCGATCAGAAAACCGATCAATGGTGATGATTTTGCTTACGACGGCCTCACGGAAGTCCAGGCATATCACGCAAATGGCAGGAACCCTGATATTCAGCCCCTTGAGGCTTCGTTTACCCGCAGGAAAATGTCCCGGGATCGTGTTGTGGTGACCTTGTTGGTGGATAACAAGGATGTGCGCGGGATGCTCACCGACCCGCAGAGCCAGTTGGCTCAACTCTGTATCGCCGCTGTCGAGCGTGAAACGGATCGAGTGATCTATGATGCGCTTTTCGCGTCTGTCTACACCGGTCGCAATTTTGGGACCACGGTGACGGCAGCGGCGGACGGCGTGGTTACGGTCGACGCAACGGCCGGTTTCACGTACGAAAAGTTGCTTGAGATCCGCGCCAATTTTATCGACGCTGAAGTCGGTAACCAAGGCGTTACGCCGATCGCTATCGGCATCTCGGGTGATGAGCATACGGATCTGATGAGCGAAGTTGAGCTCACCAGCGGGGATTACACCTCGCAGTATGTGATCCAGAAGGGCATCATCACGCAGGCGCTCGGTATGGACCTCATCGCTTTTGGTGCGGGTTCCAGCATCACCGATCCGATTTTGGAGATTGACACCAATCCTTATCGGGTTTCGTTCGCGCTCGCGCAAAAGGGTGTCGCGCTCGGGATTTCACTCGATCGGAAAGTCGAAGTCAAAGACTATCCTACGAAGATCGAAACGAGCATCATCAACGTCATCAAGGAACTCGGTGCGGTTCGTACGCAAGGTGTCCGAGTCCAAAAAATTACGCTTACCCCGTAAGAAAGGAGAAATGTCATGGCTGCTTATAATGATTTTGTGACGCAGAATGCGTCGAGCGTGAAGGCCAATGTTGACGTCTCCGCTCGTTCGGTGGGGGCGCCGGTCAAGAAGGTGTGCTTCTCTTTCGAGAAAGCCGCTACCGATGTCAATGGTTCGATTTGGCGTGTTGCGCGCATTTCCCCGTTCGCGAAGATCTTGAGCTTTAAACTCGCGACGGACGCAATCGCCGGTTTGACCGACCTCGATATCGGGTTCTACAAAGTATCGGATGTGAGTGTCGCCACTGCAATCGACAAGGATTGCATTAAGGACGGCCTCGATCCGCACACCGGGCAGACCGCGTTGGTCGAAATGTATGTCCCCGATCTTGCTAACATCGGGAAAGAAGCGTATCTGATCGCGGGAGTGACCGCGGCGGATGCCAAGAAGTACGGAGCTTTTGACGTCGCACTTACGGGCAATACCGCTGGTACCGCTACTGGTACCATCGCTGGTGTTCTCGAGTACGTCGAATAAACCAAAGGGGGAGAGATTATGGGTTCACCGGTATCGCCCGTTGAAGTCTGTAATCTCTCCCTCGATCTTTTGAGGCATAATCAGCTCATCACGAGCATCGATACCCCCACTACGGAAGAAGAGTCGCTCGGCTCCCGCTGGTATGACGCGACCCGTCGTTCAGTTCTTCGGATGTTCCCTTGGAATTTCGCACGGAAGAGAAGCACGCTTTCCAGAGTGTCTGCGACACCTGAGTTTGGGTATGCGGACGCGTATCAACTCCCCAATGATTTCGTGTCCGTGGTTTTTATTGGGCAGGACCCGACAGACAACATCGAAACAGATTTCATGATCGAGGGGAAACAGCTCCTCATGGATAATAGCGGCGCGTCGTCCCTTGATATTTGCTACATCCGTGACGCGCAGGAAGTCGTCCGCTTTGACCCGATTTTTCTCATGCTCCTTGTCGCCGAACTCGCAGTGGTGTTCGGCAATTCTATCACCGGGCTTAATAAAAGCATCACTGGCATGGAGAAATTGCGGGACAGATGGGAAGCAAAAGCGCGCGCAAAGAACGGGCAAGAGAACCCTCCCCGAAGCCGCTATGTGAGTCCGCTACTTACAAAAAGGAGGGGTGCCCGGAGGTCAGGAGCCACTGACGGCCAGCACCTATTCTCCTAATGTCGATCAATTTCTTCCAGAACGATTTCAAATCAGGCGAGCTCTCCCCCGAAGTCTGGGCGCGTAACGACCGGCCGTTTTATAAGAGCGGTCTTGAGATATGCAAGAACTTTACCCCGCTCCTCACAGGCGGCGCGCGCTTCCGCCCGGGCACGCATTACAGCATCCACACGGACGGCAACGCTGACGCTTTCGGGCTCCCGTTCCGATTCAATATCGACCAGGCGTATAGTCTGGAATTCACAGATTACAAACTCCGTTTCCACAAGAACGGCGGTGTGCTCCTCGAGGATGGGAAAGCGATCAGTGGTATCACGATCGCGACGGATCTTATCACGTGCACAGGGCACGGGTTTTCCACAGGCGACGAGATATATATCTCAGGGATTGTTGGGACGACGGAGCTGAACAACCAGTTCTTTCTCGTGGTCTACGTGGACG